GGGAAGAGCGCGACGGTCCTTATATTTTCCCCGGGGGGATTTTTTGGACTATTGCGGCATTTTACAGTTGTTTATGGTGGCTGTAAAGTGCCGCAATATTCACAAGAAAGGATTAATATGGCAAACAAAGTCATATGTCACTACGGAGTAAAGGGTATGAAGTGGACTAAATTAAAACGCATTGCTCCATTTCATGATTCCGAATTCAATCCTAATAGTCAATTTTCAAGAGATGCACCGGTTGAGATGCCGAAAATGTATCTTAAGAGGGTCCGGCGACTGCAAGAAGAACCGACGCAAGAGCATGATATAAGGCTACCACTTAGAAATAGTTTGATTCCATCAGTCAAGAAGAAAGTAAAAGAATTTATCGGTTCATTCATAAAAAGGGTAGATTCTAGGATTATAATTGCCATTCCTCCAACCGCAAAGAAGAAAGTAGATAACTTTATCGATTCGTTTCTAAGAAAGAAAGGAGGTTAAAACTATGGCCAAATATTCTCGGCCCGAACGAGAACAGGAACGAAAGTCTCCGCCAGCTACGACACCTGAAGGTCGAGAGAATCAGATGATTTCCTTGGCCATGGATTTAGCCGAGAAACGTATGAGAGCGGGAACCGCAAGCGCCCAGGAAGTCACTCACTTCCTAAAACTTGGTTCTCTTAACAACAGAGTAGAGCGCGATATTCTCGAAAAGCAAAAGGAACTCATCACAGCAAAGACCGAATCGATTCGCGCTGCCAAAAGAGTCGACGAACTTTACGCAGACGCCATTGCTGCTATGAGAACATATTCTGGCGACCTAGATCGAGGCGAAGATGAAGATTAAAACTTACTCCGAACTTCAATTCTTCAAAACTTTTGAAGAGCGGTTTGAGTATCTATCCTTTCGAGGCTCGATTGGTATCGCGACGTTTGGTTTCGATAGATACCTGAATCAAGACTTTTATAATTCTCGAGTTTGGCGTTCCCTTCGCGACAAGATCATCATACGCGACAACGCGTGCGACCTTGGAATTCCAGGTCGAGATATTTTCGATTCAATCCGCATTCACCATATGAATCCGATGACTGTTGAAGACGTAGAGAACGGAAACCCTGCAATCCTCAATCCAGAATTCTTGATCTGCACTTCCATCAACACCCACAACATGATCCACTTTGGCTCTTCTAAGAATTTGACGCGCCTACCAATAGAAAGAAGAAAGGGGGATACAAAACTGTGGTAGATAGTATTCTTAACTCAATTAAAAAGATGCTTGGTATCGATATTGACGAAGTTAGTTTCGACGAAGAACTTATCATGCACACTAACGGCGCATTGATGGTCATGACACAACTTGGCGTTGGACCGGCTGAAGGTTTTTCGATTCTTTCTGAAGCTAACACTTGGACCGAACTTCTTGGAACTCGGACCGATTTGAACGCAGTGTTTACTGACATCTATCTACGAGTCCGTCTCATATTTGATCCTCCAACAAACGGATTTCTAGTCACTTCCATAGAGAAACAAATTGCAGAGTATGATTGGCGGATTGAGGCATGGCATAATAATCCTCAACCGGAGGTGTAAGATGCATCTGTCAAACACGGCTACTCCGCGGTACTATGGGCAGTTCCGGGACGCCGTATTGAGAGGCGATATACCTGTCTGTAGTGAAATCTCTATGCAGATGAACCGGATCGACGAACGCATCCGAAACCCAAAATTCTATTACGACGAAGACGCGATTAACGGTTGGGTTCTCTTTTGTGAACAAGAGTTGACGCTTACCGATGGCTCAGATCTTCATCTTCTAGACTCATTCAAACTTTGGGCCGAGGACGTCTTTGGATGGTACTACTTTACAGACCGCTCTATATTTATTCCGGGAAGACAAGGCTCTCCAGGCCACTATGAACGACGAATGATCAAAAAACGCCTAACTAGTAAGCAATATTTGATCGTTGCTCGTGGCGGCGCCAAGTCAATGTATGGTTCTACTATACAGGACTACTTCCTTAATGTTGACACTTCGACCACTCATCAGATCACCACGGCGCCTACGATGAAGCAAGCAGATGAGGTTATGTCGCCCATTCGCACTGCCATCACGCGCGCGCGAGGACCTTTGTTTAGGTTCCTAACAGAGGGATCAATTCAAAATACCACTGGAAATAGAGCGAATCGGATGAAGCTTGTCCCTACCAAGAAGGGTATTGAGAACTTTCTAACTGGGTCGTTATTGGAAGTCAGACCGATGACTGTAGATAAACTACAGGGTCTTCGACCGAAGATTTCGACTGTTGACGAGTGGCTTTCAGGCGATATTCGGGAAGATGTCGTAGGCGCAATTGAGCAGGGTGCATCCAAAATGGATGACTACCTGATCGTTGCCATGAGTTCAGAAGGTACCGTCCGGAATAGTTCGGGCGATACGATTAAGATGGAACTCATGGATATTCTTCGTGGCGAGTATCAAGCTGACCACGTATCTATTTGGTACTATCGATTAGATAGCATCGATGAAGTGAATAATCCTGACATGTGGCCCAAAGCCCAACCTAATATCGGGAAGACGGTATCATACGAGACATATCAACTCGACGTAGAGAGGGCAGAAAAAGCACCATCAACTCGAAACGATATTCTCGCAAAACGTTTCGGAATACCAATGGAAGGTTACACATATTTCTTTACGTATGAAGAAACTGAACTTCATCGTAGACAGACATTCTGGAAATGCGTATGCGCGATGGGGATTGACCTTTCGCAAGGTGATGACTTTTGTGCATTTACATTCCTATTCCCAATCAGTCGTGGCGCCTTCGGGATTAAGACACGTTGTTATATTTCAAGTTTGACTTTGTTGAAACTTCCAGGGGCACTTCGTATTAAGTACGACGACTTCATCAATGAAGGTTCGCTCATGGTCCTCGATGGAGCAGTACTTGATATGATGTCAGTCTATGACGACCTGGAAGCATACATTACAGACAAGAATTACGATGTTCGTAGCATCGGATTCGATCCTTACAACGCACAGGAGTTTATTAATCGTTGGCAAAAAGAGAATGGAATGAATGCGATCGAAAAAGTCATCCAAGGTGCCAAGACCGAGTCGGTTCCGCTTGGCGAATTAAAGAAACTTTCTGAAGAACGTCTACTTCTATTCGACCAGGAGTTGTTTCGCTTCACAATGGGTAACTGTGTTACCATTGAGGACACTAATGGCAATAGAAAGCTTCTAAAGAAGCATCGCGAAGAAAAGATTGACTCAGTTTCCGCATTACTCGATGCTTATATCTCCTATAAGCTGAATAAGGATGAATTTGAATGAAATCAGGAAGGAGGACCGTGAATGGCGAACCGAGTTGTTAAACAGGACGACCTTAAACACTTTGGAATTTTTGGTATGCACTGGGGTGATCGCAAAAAAGATGTTGGGGCTGTTCCTAAAAAATCAAAATCCGCAACTCCTGAAGTAAGCGAAACGCCTACTCTTACCAAACATCCAATGAAAACATCGCCTCAAGAACAGAAGGAATGGTCGGACAAAAACGATAAGTATTTTTCAGAAGTCCAGAAAAAAGCATTCACAATACCGGAGCGCATGATGGCATTTGATATGGGCAGTAATTATTCACCAAAGAGGGCAGAGGAGGCTCTAAAGATAGACTCCGTTCATCATCCTTTTATCGATGATGGATTTGGTAATCACTATGCTATAAAAGATCAGGAAACAACCACGTACGAATACAACCATGAAACAGAAAAGTATCGCGACACGAAAATACCACTTGGAAAGTTCGTACAAGAGACATACGATCAATGGCATAAAGATGATGTAAAAGTTAAACATTCTGATTTTACCGAAGTCGAAAATTTCCTCGAACAATCTGGTGTCAAAGATATGCATTGGGGCATCCGTAGATATCAAAAGAAAGACGGAACTCGCACAGCTCTTGGGAAGGCGCGCGATGAATCTGAAGACTATACTAGAAGTCGTGAGAATAGTCGTAAAGGTTCAGAAGGTCTTTCGAACGAAGAACTTAAAAAGTTAAACGAACGACTTAGACTCGAAGCCGACTACAAAACTCTGACAACAGCAAAGATTGAGAAGGCTGAGTCTTTTGTCGGAGAAGCAATGAAGAAAGCAGCATCGCAGGCACTAACAACATTTGCTAGTCC